GTGAAACCGCCCTCCCAGAAAAAACTGGGGTAGTCGTTTGTTGCCTTATTTTAGCTTGAGTTTTGCTTTTAGTTGGTTTTTCCAATGACTGCGCCATAGCATTCGATAGGTGAACACATACACCCGGATAGGCCACCGGTGTTTGCGCCAGGCTCTTTTAGATTTGATTGGTCTAATGCTTACTGGAAGTAGAGAGTTGAGTGCCAGTAGAAACCTAAGACCCCACCCCTTCTTACCCCTACCCCTATTTGAATCGTTCGTTGCGCCATGTAATTCGTTGGAGGACGCGGTCTTGCTTTCTTCCATTACAAGATCTGCATAGCGATTGTAGGTTGTTGATGTCGTGATTAGGTTCTCCGTTTCCGGGGGGAACGATGTGGTCGATTGTCCAGTCTTCACCTTTAAGCTCCTTTGCACACGAGACACAGATCGGGTCCAAAACAGTCTTCGCATATGTCCTTGCATTCCTCCACGCTGTAGTGTCGTGCCAGCCTGCCATCTGCTAATCCTCTCAATGTTTCAATGTCCTTAGTTTCCCAATGATTTACTTCTATAATTACTTCTTCAAGTGTAAGGATGTCTCCTAGATCATGGTGAGCATGTAAGAACTCTAGAACCTGTGTCCTTGCATACTCGACTCCTGCCTCGAAGCCTCTGGTGTATTGTGTTTTCATTCTTCCTCCTTATCAAGAACGATTACGGTGATGCCCTTTGTGTCTGTGTTAACTGCACAGTTGGGGCAAGTGGTGTGGTCTTCAATCTTGTATACCTCGTTGCAATATAAGCATTCGGCATTAGGTTTGAATCTCATCGAGTCTCCTCAACTATTCTCACGATTCGCTCCAGGTGATTGACATCGACGTTGGTGCTAATGACCGCGTCGTTTACTATGCCTTTGATAATCTCATCCTTTAGATGTTGGGTAGCTCCCTGCCATCCTTTGTTGTATTGATCTACTGATGCTCTGACCATGATGTCTTTGAGCTGTTCTGCATGACGATCAATTAGGTTCTGTTTTTCTTCTTCGTAGTTATCCATGTGTTTTTATTATCCTGACTGCCAGCGTGGTTAGTGATTCTGATAGTTGTGGTGCAGACATCGCCTTTAGGAATAGTGATCCAAGTGCCGGGCGAATGTCCTCGAAGTCGCTACTCCATACCAGGTTGTCATCCATGAGTAATTTCATAGCTTCAAACATTATGGCGTTGCGTTCTTCTGGTAATACTTTGCTCACTTGCTACTCCATTCCGCGATTAGGTATAGATACGCGGTTCCTGCAGCTAGTAATGCAACGGCTGGTTCGCCTACGATGTAAGCGCCGAAGCATGCGAATGCGAATAGACCTAGAGCCATAAAGACCCTCATTACGTCTAACATTTTGCCTCCTGTTTCTGTGTGGTAATTCAATTTTAGACTTTTGACTTCCCTGTCAAGCCGTGTCGTGGCTTTGTTATCAAACTGTTACGATCTTTTCCCGCTTAGGACTATCTCGCCCCGGAGGCTAGTTCCGCATTCCTGGCATAGATACCGCTGATACTTGGTGTTTCCGGTGAATCTGAATCCGTAGCGTTGAAGGTTATCGCTGCCACAATTACGGCATGAGATTGGGTTGCCTTCGCTTACCCCTACATGTGGATGATTCTTTATCCATGGCAACAAGATGTAGTAAAGGTCAATTAGAAGGTTTACATCCTGAATCTGGTATTCCTTCATTAGCTTCCATGCCTTAGCATTCCCGGCCATGCAGTCCAACCAAAGCTGGAACCCGGTGTGTTGCACCTTAGCTCCGACTCCTAGCTTTTGGGATACGTAGTCGAGCTTGTTAGATGGGAACTTGAATTGATTCTTTACTGTTCGCATTAGATCGAGTTCAATCCATGGGCTTGGTGGTAGATAGCCGTTCTCGATGAACTCTCGTTTGATGTGTTTGGAGTCAAAGGCTGCGGAGTTCCATCCGATTAGAACATCGGCTTCATCCATAACCTTGTGTAATTCATCCAGCATAGTTTTTTTACCATGATGGTGAACTGACTTGAAGATGACCTTGTCACTTCCAAGCCAACGACCGCCCCAACAAATTACTTCGGTTGAGCGTTCTATTTGATTGATTGCTATGTTCTGATCCCAGAGTCCCCAGACATGTGCCAGGTTAGGGGATGTCTCTAGATCTAGGAATAGTATTTTCATAGCTCTAAACGTAGCCTTTACGCTTACGGTCTATCTCCGACACGCCAGCCGTTATCGTTTCGTTATCAAAGGGAATTACCGTGACTTGCATGCCCGGTTCATGACTATCGGCATAAGTCTTCCGGACGTTTAGATCCACGACAAGATTGTCATTCACAATTACATTAGCTGATTGCAGCGAATCTAGGACTGCACGCGTTAGCTTATCGATGTCGTAAGTTCCCGTTGCATACTGCCTGGTTACTGACTTAGGTCTTCTAAGCCAGAACTTTATAGAAACCGAGATAGCCGTTGGAAACGGGTTATCAAGTTCAAGCATCTTTAGCTCAAACATGCGTTTCATGGTTTCTCTCCAGGCAGGGAGATCCTTATTGGCTTCAACTAGGACTATGTGTTTGCCTCGGTTGAATGCCTTCTTAGAACCTTGCGGTCTAGGGTCTCCAGCAACAAAGAGTTGGAACATTTAGAACGGGAGATCCTTAGGTTCCCCTGGTGCCACGATGTTGATTACTTCTTCCAAAGCGGTTCTAGGTTCTGCAGCTCTTACAAGCTCTACTAGGCAGTTGTTCAAAGAATGCTCAACTACTTGCTTAGTCTCTTGTCCGGGCTTGTTATAGGTTCCGACCTTGGTTCCGAGTGCTCCCTCGATCTTCACTTCATCGTCCTTCTTGTAATTGCTGGCATTGTCTAGCCAAGCTGTCCAGAGTCGATTACGTGGTTCGCCTTTGAAGTCGTAGGTCTCCCAGACTCTAAGTCTTGGGTATCCCTCGTTTACTACTTCTGCGACTTTTGCATAGATTACTGTGATTGCCATCTGTGTTTTCTCCTTCTAGTGTTCTTTAAGTTTAAGTTAATTATTATTTACTTTTAACACGACATCCACGCCGTCCCGTGACGTCTTGGGTGACGCCCCGAGTAGTCGTAGGTGACGCCCCGTTCTGCCTTTCTTGACACCCCGTTGATTATGACTAAGACTACCGTCACAACCTTCCGGACATTCAAGAGTGATCCAGTATCGATTGGTGATTCTGTCGAATCGATAACCTTCTCCGTTGTGTTGCGACATTTCAATTTCCCCGGCCTCGACTAGCTTCTGGAGATTGCGTTGAACTTGTCTAACGGAACACCCGGCTAATTTAGCCAGGCGAGTTTGAGACGGATAACAACCCTCTTCTGGGTCATTACCGATATGCCATGCCAGAGCCGTCAGGACGCTTCTAGCGGTTGCGGTGCTTGTGGAATGATGCAGGACGGCTGCAACGGCTTCTAGGCTCATTCTGTGCCTTCCTGGGCTATACTGGTGAATGCCCATCGTGGTTGGGTGACGCTTTCGCGTCGGGCTAGAAGTTTTCTGTGGCTTCTAGCCCTTTCCAATTTACTTGGACTTTAGCGAATCAGCGAGAGACTTGATTGCTTCTAGAACATCGTTATCAACTTGTGACTTGACCGCGGTTGCGTAGATCACCCGGAGAGACTCGATGTCTTTGTTAGCTGCAGCTTCCGAAGCCTCCTCTATGAAGTTGCGAGAATCTCTAGTTGCCTTGATCATCTCTTCACGACTAGGACGGTTCTTGGATGCTGATAGACCTAGAGTTGCAAGTCCTCGACCGATAGCCGAAGTGCTGCAGTTCTCTAAGAATGATGAACGGTTGATGTTGCTTGAACCCCTAGTCTCATGCGCCCAATCGACCGATGCTGGTCTAGGGTCTTCCCGGTCAGTAAACACGGAAGCCTGAACTACAACTTCGGTTTCATTGATCAGTTTGATTTCGGTAATGATGCGACCGTTTGGATAGGTCTTCCAGAACTTCTGAATACGTTCTGAAACTGGTTCGTAATTGCTGAGATCGAATCCCATTGTTGCCTCCTGTTATTTAGTGAACGTAATGAACGGTTTGCCATTACGGGCTTGTAAGTTGATGACCTTCTCGCCTTGGAAAAGACCATACTTGACTCCATTCATGAAGGCAAGAACCGCGGACTTGTGTGCCTTGAATTGTGTCTCCCAATACTCGGACTCTGACTTAGCCTGGAGCAAGTTAGCCCAAAGGGATCCAAGTTCAATCTCACCCTCCTGGAGACCATCGGATAGTTGCCTAACAGTCTCATAAGTAGATTCAGAGCCGTCGTAGTCTGGAGCCGTATCCGTGTCTAGGAAGCCGTAGAAGGCCTGTAGGCGGGTTTTCATCTCTTTGACAAGGGAATCATCCCGAACGACCTCAAACTCCTTCCAATCGCCTCCTGCGACCGCTACGACTATAGCCCGCTTTAGACCAAGGACTGATAGGTAGTGTTGCACCTGCAGATTGTAGTGTTCTGGGAGCTGATCCCAATACATTCGGGAGAACTTGATTTCAAGGACTCCAAGGGAACCGTCTGCCCATTCGATGATGCCGTCCACGTTAGCCACGGACTTTGGGTCTTCGATGCTAGCCCAAGTTCCGGTCTGGTGAACCTTTAGCCATTCTTTATTGTTATCCGCGAATAGCTGTCTAATGACAGGTTCAAAGGCTGTGCCCATTTGCATAGACATAGTCGCTGCAAGGTCTTGCCATTGTTTACCGGACTTCTCCATGAACAACGTGTAAGCGGACTTCCAAGGGTTCTTATCCATTACGGACGCGATGTCAGAACCGCCGATTCCCCTGCGGGCTTCGTGCCATTCCTTTGTGCCAGGCTCAAAAGTGCCTAGATACTTTGCGAAGCCTAAAGCCTCGATTTTCTGTGTGATTTCCATGCCGTCATCCTAATAGATGATTCGGACATTTACTTCTTAGGCTTGCCGGGTTTTGCGTTAGCTATTTTGCCGAAGGACTTGTTGATCTCATCTGGATCGATTTTGCCGTCTGCCAGGTAGGCCCTAGCTAGTTCTTGGGATACGTCGATAACTCCGGCGAACGCTGCCATAGCAATAGCTTGGGTAACTTCTAAACCGATTGCAGCTCCACCAACAAAGATTCCAGTCACCTTTAGAATGATGACCGCTAGGGTTCTGCGGATAATGTCTAGCCACATAGTTAGCTCACCTTCAATATTTGACCAATAGAGATTTTGTTCTTGTCTTTGATTGCGTTTAGTTTGACCAAAGCTGCGACTGTAGTTCCATGGGCCTTTGCTATCTTTGTAAGGTTGTCACCCTTGACCACTTTGTAAGTCTTTACATTGGCTTTGGGCTTTGCTGGTTTCTTTTCTGCTACTGGCTTTTCAGATGTGCCCTTAGCTAAAACTTTTTCAAAGTCTAAGTTACCTTCTGCCATAGTCGGAGATCCACCTTTGCGGAATGAGAAGTGTAAGTGAGCTCCGTATCCTCTTTCAGAACCTAGACCGGAAGCACCAGACAAAGCGATTCTTTGACCTTGTTTGACTTCTTGACCTTTAATTACTTCGATTGAATGTAAGTGTAAGAAGTCTGCGTTGAAGCCTCCGGGAAAGCTCATAAAGATCATGCGACCGCCCGATCCACGGAAGGTTGGAACTACACCAGTAACAATTCCATCTGCCGGAGCAACTACTACAGTTCCAAAAGGAACTCCATAGTCTGTGCCTGGGTTACGTGATGGCGGGTTAGTCCTTGACTTATGTCCGTCAAAGCTGTCGGTTATGTTGCCTTCTACTGGTCTAATCCATGTTGCCATTATCTAACAATCCTTTGGTTTACGGTTACGATTCCACGACTTACAAGAATAACGTCTCCAGTTGATTCATTGTAAACTTCTAAACCGTAAACATAATTTGATTCACGAAGTAATGCTGTTTGTTCTGGAGTAAAGGTTGCTGTGATTTCAAAAGTTTCTTCGTCAATTACCGGAATGAACTCAAACACCAAAGGAGCAAAAGTAGATTTACGAATTTGACCTTTAGCTGAGTAACCGGATAGATCTACGACTTCTCCGTCGACTTTATACTGAAATAATCTTGTGAACCCTGCACCTGCGTCTACGGTGAAGTTATCTTGAACGCTTGCCATTAGTTTCCAATCGCTGTTATTAGTAATCCGATAATTGCCAAAGCTGATCCAGTTAGCCCAGTGTAAGCAATTCGCTCAATCCAAGCAAGCCTGGCTAAAGTTAATTCAACCTCACGAATACGGTCTGGAACATCATCTAGATTATCTAGCTTCTGTAATACTTTGACTAGAATCTCGCCGTGTTCAAGTTGCTTCTTGTAGATGTCAGCTTGAGTGACACGAACCGAGTTTGTTTCCTCGGCCATTATGCAGTTAGCCCGAAAGCTACCTCAACCTCTTCGACCGTCAGACCAAGAGCTTCTAGTTTTGCAATAGCGGAGGCTTTAGCGTCAATCTTTGATTGTGCATCGGCTTCAATTTGTGCCTGAACCTGTGACCATGAATCTTCTATTTCTTCTTTAGTTGGCTTTGGTGTTTTACTTAGCCAGGTAAGACCTTCATAATCTTCGCCGTCAAGAATCCATTCGTGACCTGCGTATTTTTTAGTAAGAATGATTGCAATATCCATTACGCTGCTACCTCCATTACTGTGATGCTAGAAGCACTTCTAGCAAAGCTCGCGCTGTCCGTGTTGTTGATAAGTCTGTTCACAAAAACAGTCTGTCCGTTTGTATTGCTTGCTACTTGCACTTTGTAAGTTACGGCGGAAGTGGTAGCTGGACTATCTAAGAATGTAAACCCGCCCATGTAACCAACGTTTGTAGAAGTTGAGATGTTTCCATAAGTTGTTCTAATTCTTGAGCCGTCTGTGTCACCAATTCCGATAGCTGTTGAGTCTCTCATGAGTCGAACAAAAAGTCCGTTGGTAGCTGCGTCCGCTTGACCAGACAAACTAAAGAATGCCAAGACTTTACTGCTTGCGCTAGATGGAGTAATAGAAACGCTTAAGTCAGTAACGTCAGCAAAAGTGTTGCTGGACATAGTAAAGGTATTTGATTTGAATGTAGATTTTACTTGTAATACTGCAGAGCTGCCTAAAGCAACCCAAGCTGTTCCGTTGTAATTCTCATACTTGTTTGTGTCCTGCAACCAGGTAAGCATTCCCTCGACCGGAGCTGTAAGAGCTGCTGCCCTAGCTGTCGAGTTGCTAAATACCATAACCGATTGATTCATCAAATTATCGTTGATCTCGGATGCGTTCAATACGCTTCCGTTAGTAAATACTTTGTAAGCCACTAGGCTTCCTTCCATAGTTCGAGTGTCGTGAACCAGTTATCTACATCGATGCGATGAGAGACCTTGATTATAGTGTAGAATCCGACGATGTCTAGCTGACTATTAGTATAGCTGACACCTACCGTCATTCCCGGTGTAAACACCGCTGCGTTAGTCAAAGTTCCTAGTCTGTCGATAGAAGGGGTTACTACCCGGTTCACTAGGTTTTGTGGGTTCTGGGTAAATACCCGATTAGCCCAAAGAGATAGTTCGGTTGCGTCGGTTGTGTTTAGTATTACGTCTACTGCAGATTCTCCGTAGAGATCAATAGAGTCTTGATCTTTTAGCTGAACAAAGATTGTATCATCGGAAGCCAAAGTCACGTTTAGAGAGTTATAAACCGCGTCTGCATCGGAGAAGACATTCAGCTCGCTTAGACATAAGTGGTAATCGTCTCCGTGATTATTACCAATAATGAAGGTTGTAGGGGTTCCAGTTTCGCTTGCTGGTCTTGGAATAACTACTAGCTCGTTAGTCTCCTGGTCAATCCAAACGATTCCAAGTCCTACTTGAAGGGCCTCATTTATTACGGAACTTACAAGAACATTGGTTTCATCCACGGTTGGAATTAGACCAGATAGTTCAACCGAAGATGAGCTAAGACCAAGTCCGCTTTCAATACCAACAAGTTCAAAGATTTCGCTAGGAGTTGCAGAAGCTCCAAGTCCAGTAGTATCCCAAACACCAAAACGGGAGTTCACCAAGTTCTTATAGGCATCGAAGCTACTAATCTGAATTAGATTTGGGCCTTCTGCTAAGTAAGTAACGTCGATTGTGTCAATAGTTCCCTGGAATAGAATGCGATCTAATTCTTCGCTTTCAAGTCGAACTCTAATTTTTGTAGATGCTCGAATGTTTTTATTGTTAGTTGGGTCTAATTCAAAACTTTGAAGGGTGAGGTTAGCTGTGCCAGGTTCCGGTTGGAAGTAAATAGCATCTTCGACAGAGCCACCTACCGAGATAGATGCCCTAGCTACGGAGCAAGATACTTCTTCCCACTTTAGACCAGAGCTTGGAGCAAGAACGTCATCTCCACCTAATAGCGATACTCCAAGGACGAACTCACCAAAGCCTCCAAGAACGTCGGTTCCACCAAGTTCGCTGATTCCAAGAATGAACGTGTTGCCCTCGGAGTCGGGAACTAAGAACTCAACCTTAAGGTTCTGATCTATGGCAAAGTTAGGAATCATCGGGATCTAATTAGGTTCGTTCCACTTGCTTTGTTAGCACGATTTATTGCGTCGGCTATTTCTTTAGCGGTTGCATCGGTTCTAACGCTTATGTTGTTATTGATTACTGGTGCTGGTGTCTGGAATGCGCCACCGAATAAACCACGACCTTCTTCAAATCTTGTTCCACCAGAATAGATGTTAGCTGTTTGACCAACTACTTGACCTTGCATAAATCCACCTGCAGCTGCACCAACTCCTGCAGCACCTAGAACTCCAGCTCCTGCAATTCCGGCTGCTCCGGCTGCACCGGCTACAGCTGCAATACCCGCTGCAGTTTTGTAAGCATTCAAAGCTCCGGTAGCTAAATTCCATGCTGTAGTAACTGCACCGATAGCAATTACCATCGGCACTAGCCAGTCTTTGTTCTGATCTACGAACTCGATAGCTGCAATTAGTTCCTCAATAATCTTCACTATCCCATCGACTATTGCCTGGAGCTTGGCTTCTCCTTCTGGAGTCTCTAGCCATTCGGAGAACTCGGTTAAAACTGGAAGTAAGGCCATTCCAATTTCTGCGGACATATCTTCAAACTTGGCATTTAGCCTGGCAGTTACGGCTGCGTAACTATCTGACTCTCTTGCAGCCTGACCTTGTGCATCGGTTGTCTTGTCGTAAAGCAAGGCTAGCGTTGCATTTATTGAAGCCTCTTTTTCGGAAGCGAACACCAAACCATTCTTAGAGTCTTCAAGCATTCGAGCATCTACGTCAAGTTGCTTTAGAGATACACCATAACGCTCAATAGGATCTCTCTCACCACGGAGCAAGGACGAGATTGCAGCTACAGCATCGGAAGTTGGGCCACCGAAGGTTGCAGCTAAGTCTCCTGCAAGTCTTACTAGATCTTGAGTTTTTTCCGCGGTGTCTTCAATAGTTAGACCGTTACCCTTTAGAAGTGCACCAATCAAAGAGGACTGTCTAGCTGCGTCGGCCGTGCTAAGACCAATTTCGTTCATCTCTTTCGAGAAGACTTGCATTTCATCTGCACTTGTTTTGAAGATAGAGTCAAGTGCACCGAATTGTTGTTCTAGATCGCTGGCTGCGTTTACTGCATCCT